ATTCTGAAGATGGTACACCTACAGGGAGTAACAGCACACAACACTGTTGCTAAAAGTGGCATTGCACTACAAACAGAATTTAGTATGCTCAACACACGCCTTGGTGATAAAGCAGACAGCCTAGAAAGACTAGAACACAAGATATGGGAATTATTCCAAGTGTGGACTGGCGTACAAGCAGATGATGATTTCTTAGTGGAATACAAGAAGAAGTTTGACTTAAGAGACGAAAACAATGACCTAGCAAACTACAAAACAGTACGAGAAATGGGTCTACCAAGTGAAACACTAAACAAAGAATTGGACAAACAAATCGCCCGCATAGTTGTTAAAGATGGTGATATGTTAGATGAGATTGTTGACGAAATCGACAATGCAGAGACAGTACAGAGAGATTTAGATGTTGAGAGACCAGCAGAGCCAGATGTACCAGGAATTACAGAATAATGTCTGTATTCCTAGTACATCTTTTAAACTTAAATAAATACTAGTGTTAGAGTAAAATAATTTAACATTACAACCACTCCAAAGGAGGATACTATGACTACCATAGAAGAAACAAATGTAGGAACAGCAATTGAACAAGCAACTGAGTCTACCGCTGAAGAAACACCAACTCAGGCAGAAAGAACTTTTAATCAGGAGGAAGTTGACGCAATCGTAAAGGCTAGACTAGCAAAACAGTCGAAGAAGTACGATGATATTAACATCACTGAATATCGTTCACTTAAAGCAGAACAAGAAAAAATTAAATTAGAAGAACAGAAGAAACGAGGAGAGTTTGAGCAAATATTGACTGAACAAAAAGCAGACTATGATGCCAAATTAAACTCGGTTAAATCTAAACTTCACAGTGTACAAGTTGATGGCGCACTATTATCAGCAGCCAGTTCACGAAATGCCGTGAATCCGTCTCAAGTAGCCTTGCTACTAAAAGATAAAGTGACATTAACAGATGACGGTGAAGTTCACGTTCTGAACGACAAGGGAGAAGTTATGTACGATAAAGAAACAGCCTCTCCAACAACAGTTGAGACTTTAGTTAATAATTTCTTAGATGCGTCACCACATTTCTTAAGAGCAGGCCCTAGTGGTTCTGGTTCTGTAGGCACAGTGGGAGAAACAACAAATAACGCAGTGGACATATCTAATTTAGATATGACCAACCCAGCAGACAGAAAGACTTATAAAGAATTGATGAATGCGGGTAAATTAATAAACTATTAAATAAGGAGTCATAACAATGGCAAATGAATATCTATCAGGCCTCAATTTAGATGAATTGATGGTCAACACAAAAGCCGCTACAGTGTACGCGGCACAGGAACAAAGTTTGTACCTATCAGGTGGAATCGTTCCTATGGTAAATGTACCAGCAGGTTCAATTACAGCACAAGTACCAGTAATGGGTAAAGTAACAGCAACAAAAATCTCTTCAGAAGCAGACTCAACATCAGGAGTTGGTGACCTAGTTCCTGAAGCGGTGTCAGATGCACAAAACCACATCGGACTAGAACTCCATGCGGCACGTTCAGTAGTTCGTGACCTTGGTGGTGTTTCACCACAAGAAATTGGTCGTATTTTGGGTAATGCAGTTGCAACTTCAGTAGATACTGCAGTTACAGCCGCTATGGGTGGCTTAACAGCACAAGAGAAATCAGGCACAGGTGGTGCAGCCTCTGACTTAACTATGGCTGACATCTTTGAAGCAGTTGCTACTATTCGTGGTGCTGGTGAAGGTGGCGAATTATTCGGCATCGTGTCAACATCTACATATGCAGGTCTTATGGAAGCAATCGGTGGTTCAGCATTCGCTGGTGGTGATTTCCAAACAGCGGCTATGAGAAATGGATTCTTTGGGAAGATAGCGGGAGTAAATTTATTTATTTCAAGTTACCTGAATGACACAACTCTACCAGGTGGTGTTGTTAACCCTAAGGCTGCAATCTTCTCAGGCGACGCTATGAGAGGTGCTATCTCTGGTGGTGTTAACCTAGAGATTGAGCGCCGTGCTGCCGCGGTTGGATTTGACGTGGTGGCGAGCGCCGCGTTTGGTTGTGCAACAATTGACGCTACTCGTGGTGTTCTAATTGTAGACGCATCATAATCCTAACTTAGGACTATAACGAAAGATATGAGGGCAATGCCCTCATATCCTCACAAAGGAGAATAACATATGACGATGTCGACTGACGCAAATTTGATAGAATATTTACCAGAAATACTAAACTATGGTATTGACGAGTTTCCGGCAGAACACGGAAGAGCAAGAGATGATATTCTTCGTAGATTGAGAACAGAATGGTGGCCAAAAACATCGTACACTGGAATAGATAATGAAATGGATTCTACAAAACTGACAGAATCACAATTTACAAAGTGTGCAACATACTTAGTGTTGGCTGATTATGCACTCCCACAACTGACGAAGTGGAATGCTGAGGGAGAAGAAGACAGATTTCAAGTGATGATGAATCATTACCAGAAAAAGTATGAAGAAGAATTTAACTCAATACTATATGATGGTGTCGAGTATGACTCTAACGATGATGGAGTAGTTAAAGACTACGAAAAAGAAGCAAAACATTACAGCAATAGATTGTACAGATAATGTCAAGGCTCGATATAAAATTACTAAAAAGAGACCTGAATAAATTAAAAAAAGGTGCAAAAAAAGGATTAAAAAGAGGGAATCAGAAAGCCGGTGAATCAGTATTAGATATTATACTTAAGAGAACAGCGAGAGGAAGAGGACTAAAAGGCACATTTCCAAAGTACACCAAAGAATATGCAAAAATAAAAAAGAGTAATAAAGTGAATTTAAGAAACTCTGGTGATATGTTAGATTCACTCAGAGTAATAAATAAAAAGAATACAATGCTAATAGAGTTTTCGAGTAAAAAACAAGAAAAGAAAGCAGAAGGTGTTAGCAAAAAGCGTCCATTTATGGGCTATACAAAGAAAGAATGGCGAACGGTTGGAAAGACTTTTGGTAAAGAATTTAAGAGACACATATGAGTACTAAAACAAGTTATAGAGAAAACATCGCCAAAGATATTGTCAAGGCGATAAGAAGTATTAAGTCGGTACGATATACAACTAGAGATGTAATCGAACCTGATGAATTAAGCGATGCACAGTTTCCAGCAGTGCTAGTTCAGACTGGCTCAGAAGTTAAATCAGAGTCAAGTATGGGTCACGACAGAATGGGAACAATTGAATACGAACTGACTGGGTTTGTTAAGGGGAAGTACTTAGATACTGCCCGAAACAAATTAGCAGATGCGTTAGAAGAGAAATTGTACGAAGACAGAACACGAAACTCGTATGCTGTTGATACAATAGTAACGGAAGTCATTACTGATGGTGGTGTGATATTTCCGATCGGTGCTATACAAGTTATGGTCACCGTTGAATATATTCACCAGTCAGGTGATTTAACAAAGTAAATCTTAAAGGAGATTAATTATGGCAGTTATAAAAGGTAAAGACGGGACAGTTTCAGCAGGTGGTTCTAACGTAGCCAACGTTACATCGTGGAGTTGTACACAAGAAGCAGACGTCCTAGAAACGTCAGCGATGGGCACAGGCGGCGCTAAAACATACGTTGGTTCAATGACATCTTGGAGTGGAACAGTTGAATGTTTCTTAGATACATCAGCACAACACGGCGCATTGACAGTTGGTGATTTAGTTTCAATAGTACTAGACACAGATGGTTCTGGTTCTTCAGCAGGTTCAGTATATTCTGGTGATGTTATCATAACGTCAGCGGCTACAACAGTTGGAGCAGCCGATATTGTTACAGTGAGTTTTGATTATCAAGGCACTAGTACTTTAACGATAGCGTAATAGTATGAGTGTTTTAAACAATGCAAAATCGCATTTCAAGGGTGTAATAGGCGGTGATTTAGTTTCGATTGATGTTGAAGAATGGAAGACAAAGATATACTTTAAACCATCTGCAACATTAAAGCAAACAGAAGCAATACTCGCCTTACACTCTGAAAACAAATTAGCCGAAGCAATGGCTACCGTATTAATCATACGGGCGTTAAATGAAGATGGAAGCAAAATGTTTGTGGGAGCAGACAAGTACGACTTGATGAACAATGTAGACCCATTGGTCATAACTCGTGTGTCCTCAGAAATATTAGATTACGAGCCTGAAATTGCGGATATAAAAAAAAAGTAGACTCAGATAACGATGTCTATTTTATGTTCCAACTCGCGGAACACCTGAATATGAAGGTTGAAGACATTATGACTATGTCTAGGGCAGAATATGCTGGTTGGAACACATATTTTGAACTGAAAAATGAAAGGAGCAAATAATGCCAAACCAGTACACAGCAAATATTCAGATAACAGCACAGGATAAGGCATCAGGCTCAATAGACAGAATAGCCCGAAAGTTCAATCCTCTCAATAAAAAAGCCAGAAAGTTCGACAAG